CTTTTCTATGTGGAAACTTTAAAATTTGCTTAAGATTTCCATCAATTGTGAACTTAACTTTTCCTTGTGCATCATGATATAATTTTCCTACAGTTCCTATGGAATGAAGATCCCTAGATTTAATTTTATTATATTGTTCTTGTAAAGAAGCTATATCAAATAAGTTAGAAGTAACCTGCAAAGTAGCTTCTTGAGGAGAAAACGGATGCTCAGCAATATATTGATCTAATGATTTTGCATCAGCTGCCCCTTTCTTCTTTTCCCTCATTTCTTTTTCGTACTCAACAGCTTTTAAAACTTCAGAATTCCCTTCTACATCTATAAATCCATCTAAATTTTTTTGTATCGGAATGAAATACCCACATTTACTTCCCATTGCTCCTTCATCCCAGATATTTTCATATTCTGTACAATCATATGCTGCAGGATTATAAAAAATTTCTTCCATCGCCTCAAAATTAGCTCCTTCTGTCCCTCCCGTCCCAAAAGCAATCATAAGTCCTAAAGTTTTAGATCCCTGTCTCATTGTTGGCATAGTTACCTCCCAAGCTTTTAATAATCCGGGAAAAGATCCAGCTTCTTCAAAGAATACTAACTCTCCTGCCTTTCCCCTAACTTTATCTGGAGCATCTTTTAAAGATACCCCCATAATTTGAGATTTCTGCCCCATTTCAATTTCTAATCCATTTACTTTCTTTTTATATCCAGACATTTTATTCATTTCTCTATCTCGTAGACGTGGTTGCGCCCAAGCAGTATTATCATCTATAAAAGATAAAAACTCCCAAGCTTTTGAGAGTAATCCATCACCAATTAAATATTCTTTTTGTGCAGCAAATACAAAGTTTTTAGAATTCTTTATATGAAAAAAATTACGTGCTAGCATAGACCCTGCTTTATAGGAATATCCTTTACGTCTAGCCTTTAAAACAATCATATGCCTATTATCTTTCCTAGCTTTATCTATTTCTTGGAAATAATCCCAATCTCCATCATAAAATGCAGGAAAAGTTCTCTCACGTTTAGATTGAATTGTTCCATCCGGCAATTCTTCATCTACAGCCCTATCAATAGGACAATAATTTAAATAAAAATAATGAAATCCTGTAATATTTAACTCATCTACAGTATATCCATACAAACATCTTGCTTTTTCCTCATCCCAAAAAGTATAATACTCTTTTGTACCAGGTAAAGCCTTTGTATAATATCCTGTTTCTATAAATTTTACAGCAGCAGGTCTTATTCGATCTGTGTTTTTAAACATATATTCTTAATCTTTAACAATTCTGCACACTTTTCATATTCTTCTGTGCTTGTAAAATGTTCTATGACTATATCTATAATTGCTGGAGACCTTCCATCTTCTACGGTAGGATCGAAAGGAAGATAAAATTCTTCATACTCCTCATCTTCCAGATCAAAATAAATATCGTCCACATCTTTTCTTTTAGTTATAAGATCATAAGCATTATCCATAGCTTCATTATACATATCTAAATCTTCTAAAAAATCCATTACATACTATATTTATTAACTTCTATTCCTCCCCTATTAGTATTTGCTGCTTGTTCTTCTTTTTTAACGATCTCTTCTAACCGAGTAAGTCCATCTACAACTTTCCCCATTTTTTCAAGATTTCCCATTAAATCTTTAGCATGAAAAATCGGTCTACCATTATCACCTACTAAAGTTAAATCAATATCTCGAAAATATTTCTCTAATTTTACGACTGATTCTTTAGCTGCTTTTAATAATCTCACTGCTGAGGTTTCAATTAATTCGTCATATTTAGTACAAGCCCCTAATACGTTTAAAGGGGGTTTAAATTTACTTTTCTCCCCAAAGATACTATTTTTTACTTCAATTAAACGTTGTTCCCATTCATAAACTGCAAATGGAGATCGATGATCCACCATAAAATACACAAAAGCAAGCTCTGTAGCAGTTAAATTTTTAAATTCTTTTATTGTTAAGGCATATGCACTGGGCATAACATCATCCTTATATATATATATTAAATCATCTTGTAGCTTCATCTTTTAATTTAGTTATATATTTAACTCTATTAGGATTTACAGAAAATTTACCAAAATATGGGAGCCTAATTGCTTCAAAATCTCCTTCTTTCATAATCTTACTGACAAATTTAAACTGGTAATTAACTATATCCGCTACAACTTCCAAAGGAAGATTATATTTCGTAGCTAATTTATGTACTATTGTTCTTTTATCTATCATGTACCTTCAACATCATTCGTTGCTTTGTAAAATTTGGTCCAAACTGTTCTACATGGAATCTTATCACACTTTGCTTCAATCGTCATATTACCTGTATCTAAAATTTGCAGTATTTTTACTCTATGGTTTCCTGCCAAACAAGAATATTTTTTATTATTTGAAGGTTTTCTACTAGGATGACATGTATCACCAAATCTACAAACAGAAATAGGATAACAAACTCCATGTCTTTCAATATCTAGTAATAATTCAGACCATTTATATTGATCATCCTCTCTAAGAAGCTCTTCTAACGACCTGTGATCAAAAGCCCCCTCGATATCAGTAACTTTTATAAACATTGTTTGTCTCGGTTTCTTACCCTTTCCTTTTAGTACTTTAATCATATATGAAATAGTCATAGCGCATGCAGTAACAACACCAACCTGTTTAATAAATGTAAAAAAAGTCTGTGTCATATTTTTATTATACCTTTTAAAACCAAAAATAATTTTTCGTCTATACATTCCTATTTTCATCATTCCATTTTTTTATACCTTCTGGAGTACAATCTTTTATATTATTCTCCTTACAATATATATGTGCTCTTTCTTCTGCCTTTTGTTCTTCATAAGGAGTTAAAGTTTCATCTAAAATTTTCCATTTAGTAGGAGTCATTGGACATGTAGATTGTCTAAATCTAGCTTTATACTCCAAATAACATCCACATTTTCCGCATCTCCTAGTCTCTTCTAGATAATCATCACATTTTCTACACGTTTCTAATCTTTCTTCATATTGCTCTTGTGTAACAATTGGTAATCCTTCCTTTAAATTATTAACTAAATCTTTAGTAAAATTCTTAGCCATTTGTAACAATGTTGGTAATTTTTTTTTCTCTTCACTCATAATAATTATATATTTTTACATATAGTACATCCCCACAAGAATTTTGGATTGTAATTGCTGTAATTCCCCAGTCCAATTCAAACTCTAAAACAACAAACCTACGACCACTCAATAGCGATTTCAATATTTGTATTATTTGTATTTAATAATCTATTTAACTCGTACCTTTTCTTATTAACTATGATAGCTCCTTTATCTTTCAATTTTTTAACATAATTATTTAATGTATTTGGATCTGAAATCCCTAGAGATAATGCCGTCGCTTTTTTATTGCTATAGCAGCATAAATCATCACTACCTAATAAATCATCAGTTACAATAAAAGCAGATAACACTTTTAATTCCATAGGAGTAAGATTAAAAATTCCATTCCATACACTTAAATACTGAAGTACACCATCTACTGGTATTTTTATTTTTTGTTTCATCGTTTTTCTATTTTAGCTCTTCCATTTAACAAAGTAATTTTAGAAGTAGCAGATTGTAAATTAAATTCTTCTACATATTTATCTATTTCAGACCGGGTACAAAGAAATGACAAAAATACTTGCAACTCTTTTGCTAATAATTTAACATTACCTTCTAATGCCATAGCATCTTCTTTACTTTTTACTAAAGCTTGGAAGTCATCAATAGATATGGTGACAGATCCTTTTACCACTTTCCTAATAACTGATGTTCCCCTACAATAAGATAATCTTTGTCTTCAATAACTGATTTTACAGCTTCTGTTCTAGGATCTACCATAACAATATCCCCAGTTTTAAGAAAAGTACATTGTGGTCCAATAGCTAGGACTTCTAATACATTAGATGTTCTAGCCCTTGCCATGGCAGTTGCTTTATCTAAAATAATACCTGATTCAGTTTCTGTAATTGTTGGGTCTGGAAGGACAACCCACGATCCGTTTGGTTTAAATTTCATAATCTATATATTTTTATGCAAATATATAAACTATTTTCTTATAAATCCAAATATTTCTTATACTTTTTTCAATAGGGTATAACTTC